TGTGAAGGACAATACTATTATTGGTATTGGTTACAATGGCATGCCTTCTGGTTGGACAAATGAATGTGAAATGGTTAAGCATACCGATTTTACAGGTACTGTGGTAACTATGTCCAAGCCTGAAGTGCTTCATGCAGAAACTAATGCGATTGCAAAAGTGGCTAAATCTACCAATTCTACAGATGGTGCAACAATGTTTATTACCCATGCGCCTTGTTTAGATTGTGCCAAGTTAGTTTACCAATCTGGTATCAATAGTGTTTACTACCGAAATAGTTACCGCAATGATCAGGGAATTGATTTTTTAAAGAAGTGTGAGGTAGAAGTTTGCCAGGTAAAGCCTTGCAATTCTTAGTATAATGTGTTATAATTGTTTTATCGTTTTTAAAAGAGGATGTGTATGAATCTACGTGAATTGGCAAAGAAGTTAGTTGTTGAGAATAAGTTGCCACATGCAGACAGGTATGAACTGTTCTTGCGTGACTTTGACAACATGGTTGAAGTTGTTGGTTGGATGCAAGATCCAACTATCAATGTTCGTGAATTTCAGAATCGGGAAATGCTGATTCCAAAAAGATGGGTGACCATCGGTGTGTTAGATGGTAATATGAGGGTTAAAGGATGATTAAGCTTTTAACCTTCAAAACGAATCACTCAATCATGGGTGATGTTACAGAAACATCAAGTATGTTTATCATTTCAAAACCTGTTCAGGTTGTTATGCAACCAACTAAAGATGGTGCATCAATGGGTTTTGTACCGTATGTTCAATTCTGTGATGAATGGAAAACAGGTATTACAATTAAAAAAGATGATATTCTTTTTGAAAGTACACCAGTTATAGAATTGACTAATCAATATAATGACATGTTCGGTTCTGGCATACAGATTGCCACATCCATTCCAAAACTATGATATAATGTGTGAATGTCTAAAAATTATTACACCAATGTTGCGGCAGTAGGCAACAATATCTGTTATCGGGGTGTGAAAGACGGTCGGCGCATTAAGCTTAAAATTGCTTATGAGCCGACTTTGTTTTTGCGCTCAAACAAAACAACAAAATTCAAATCACTTGAAGGTGTTTATCTTGAGCCGATGAAATTCGAATCGATGCGTGAAGCTCGAGATTTTGTTAAGCGATACGATGAAGTACAAGGCTTTGAAGTTTATGGTAATTCTAGCCATCAATATGCCTTCATTGCAGATGAACAAAAAGGTATGGTCGAATGGTCAATGGAAGAACTGTCTATTGCCATTATTGATATTGAAGTTGGTTCAGAGAATGGTTTTCCTGACCCGTATCAAGCAAACGAAGCGATTACTGCTATTGCTGTTCGTCAGTTGAATGGCGGCACCGCAGTCTATGGTTGTGGTGATTACAAGAATGATGATGAGACTGTTACATATCATAAGTGCCGTGATGAATATGATTTGTGTAAAAAGTTTTTGTCTGATTGGAATACAAACCCACCAGATGTAATCTCTGGTTGGAATATTAAGTTCTTTGATATTCCATATTTGGTCAATCGTTTCACTAAACTATTTGGTGAAGATGAAACACGCAAGTTATCTCCTTGGGGTTTAATCAATAGTCGCAAGGCTGTTGTAAATAACCGAGAGTTGACCGCATATGAATTCGTTGGCATCTCTACACTTGATTATATTGAATTGTACAGATGGTATGCGCCAGGTGGTAAATCACAAGAGTCATATCGCCTTGATAACATTGCTCAAGTAGAACTTGGTGAAGGTAAGATTTCATATGATGAGTTTGAAAACTTGTACCAGTTGTATCGTTTGAATTACCAAAAGTTTATTGAGTACAACATCAAAGACGTTGACTTGATTTTAAAACTTGAAAACAAGTTGAAGTTAATTGAACTTGGCCTGACTTTGGCCTATGATACAAAAACCAACTACGAAGATATCTTTGCACAGACTAGAATGTGGGATGCCCTAATCTATAACTATTTGTTGGACAAAAACATTGTTGTACCACCAAAAATTGTTAAGAATAAATCAGAAGCATTTGAAGGCGCCTATGTTAAAGACCCTCAAACAGGTATGCATCCATGGGTTGCATCGTTTGACTTGAACAGTTTGTATCCTCACTTGATGATGCAATATAATATTTCACCTGAGACATTGGTTCAACCAACCGATTACACGGATGAAATGCGTAACATCATTATGAATACGGTGTCTGTAGATAAACTTCTAACTAAAGAAGTTAACTTAGATAAACTTGAAGGTGCAACCATTACACCAAATGGTCAATTCTTCCGTACCGACAAACAAGGCTTTCTGCCTAAGATGTTGGAAGAAATGTATATTGACCGTTCCAAGTTTAAGAAGATGATGATTCAGGCCAAGAAAGATTATGAAGTTGAGACTGATTCATTCAAAAGAAAAGAATTGAAGAATAAGATTGCTCGATATGATAATCTACAACTGGCCAAGAAAGTATCACTCAATAGTGCTTACGGTGCCCTTGGTTCTCAGTATTTTAGATTCTATGATTTGCGTATGGCCTTGGGTGTTACTACTGCTGGTCAATTATCAATTCGTTGGATTGAACACAAGATTAACCAGTACATGAATGGCCTATTGAAAACAAATGATGATTATGTTATCGCCTCAGACACGGACTCGATATATCTCAAACTTGGTCCACTTGTTGATAAAATGTATAAAGACACGACAGATGTTAATAAAGTTATCGCCTTCATGGACAAAGTCTGTGAAGATAAGATTCAACCTTTTATTGACAAAAGCTATCAAGAACTTGCTACGTATGTCCATGCGTATGACCAAAAAATGCAAATGAAGCGTGAAGGTCTTTCTAACAAGGGAATCTGGACTGCCAAGAAGCGTTATATTCTAAACGTGTATAACAATGAAGGTGTGCAGTACAAAGAACCTCAGATGAAAGTTATGGGTTTAGAAATGGTTAAATCTTCCACACCATCGGCAATCCGTGAGAAGATGAGACAGTCTATTAAGCTGATGATTAATGGTACAGAAGATGACATTCATACCTTTATTGATGAGTTTAGAAAAGCATTCAAGGCAATGCCGCCTGAAGAAGTATCATTTCCCCGTGGAATGAATGGTTTGAAGGAATATTCTGATGCAGCTACTCTATATAAAAAGGGAACACCGATTCATGTGAAAGGTGCTATTCTGTATAATGCCAAACTAAAGGCGTTGAAACTAGATAAGAAGTACCCATTGATTCAGGAAGGCGAGAAGATTAAATTCTCCTATCTGAAACAACCAAACCCTATGAAAGATATGGTCATTGCATATCCCAATAGATTACCACCTGAGTTTGGTCTGCAAGAGTATATTGATTATGATTTACAATTTGAGAAGGCATTTCTTGAGCCAATCAAAGTGATTTTAGACCAGATTGGTTGGTCTACAGAGAAAAGAAATTCGTTGGAGAGTTTTTTTGGATAATATTAGAGTAATTAAAACTGGCATCAATGTATCAAAGATATTGAATCAACTGAAACAATATCCTGAAGATTGGGAAGAACAGAAGAATATGAAGAATGCCGATTCTTTATTGAATTATGGCTTTGACTATCTTCCCGCTGGTGTGTTACAATTGGTAATTGGTGGTGTAACAGACAAGTCACAGTTTGTTGGTGATACAGAGTATTGTATTCCAACGGCAGCATTTGACCATCATACAGAAATTATTAAGTTTCTACGCCGGCATTTCCATGCATTTTGCCGATGTGGTTTCTTATCATTAGAAGTTGGTGGAGAAGTAGGACAACATATTGACCAAGGTACATACTATCAAACTAAAGATAGATATCACCTTGCGATTCAAGGTCAATATGAATATACAGTTGGTGGTGAATCAGTTATTGTTAAGCCAGGTACATTACTTTGGTTCAATAATAAATTAATGCATGGTACACAAAATGTTGGTGATTGCACAAGAATCACATTTGTATTTGATGTACCACACAACAAAAAGAATCCGTAATAATTTAAAAAGGTGATATATGAGTTTATTAGATAAAATCAAAAAGAATTCGACTATTAAAGATAGTGCTATTCTTGCTAATTCAAAGTTCTTTAATGCAAAGGACATGATTACAACCGGTGTGCCAATGGTCAACGTGGCATTATCTGGTAATTTAGATGGTGGTTTGACGCCAGGTCTTACGATGTGGGCAGGTCCATCAAAACACTTTAAGACTGCTTTCAGTTTGTTGATGGCTAAGTCCTACATGGACAAGTATTCTGAATCTGTACTGTTGTT